TAAATAAAACATTTCATATCGATTCTACTTTTACTAAGGCGGAGGAAGTTAACGGTACTATACGTATTAAAGGCTACGCAAATACAACTAGCAAAGACAGAGTTGGCGATGTTATTGTAAAAGAAGCTTGGGAAACCGATTCCGCCCTAACAAACTATTTAAAGAACCCGATTATCCTAGCACACCATGATCGATCACAGCCAATTGGCCAGATGGTCGACTACAGTATCACGGATAAAGGTTTAGAGATAGTGGCAGAGATTAGTAGTTCTGCCGGATCAGTATATAATCTCGTAAGAGAGGGTATACTAAAAGCATTTTCAGTCGGCTTTAGAGTTAAAGACGCTGACTATGATAAAGACACAGATATTTTTGTAATAAAAGACTTAGAGTTACACGAAGTATCTGTTGTTTCAATACCAGCAAACGCTGATAGCCTTTTCTCATTGGCTAAAAGTTTTGATGGGTCAAATGAGGAATTTGAGGCTTTTAAATCTCAATTTATAAATGATGCACCTGTAGGTGCTAAGGATGACAATTTAGGTGGTCATTTAGCAAAGGAAAATATTAACATGGATGAAAATCAAATCAAAGAAATGATGGCGGAAGTAGCAAAGAAAACTGCAGCCGATATCGCTATGAAACAAGCAGAAAACGAAGCGAAAGCTAAGTCTGCTAAAGAAGCTGAAGTACAGAAAGCTGCAGAAGCTGAAGTACAGAAAGCTGCCATTATCGAAATGGGCCAAACAGGTGCAGAGCGTTTAGTTAAAGAACTAGAAGCACGCATTACTGTTAAGCAAGAAGATGCAATGACAGTAATGTCATCACTTAAGAATGAAATCGCTGAGAAAGCTTCGGAAATCGAAGCTTTACGCTCTAGTAAGATGGAATTCTCTGATCACTCTCGTAGCAAAGGCTATGAAGTAGCTTACGGTACGTTTGAAACAGCAGCATTAACTGCTTCTTTACTAGGTAAAGAGATGGGTGATACAGACCACGGTCGTGAAATGCTTGAAAAAGCTGGTGACTTAGGTTTATTACTTAAAGCAGGTGGTACAGCTACTTCATTAATCGCAGGCGCACAGTCTGGTCAGATCTCTAGTACAGACTACGAGCACATTATCTCAAGTAACATTGAACGTGAAGTACAGGAGAACTTAGTAGTTGCTCCTTTATTCCGTGAGATCCAATTGAAAGCGGCTCAAATGACGTTACCAATTGCTCCAGACGCAGCTAAGGCTGGCTGGGTAGGTACAGGTACGTATGGTACTGATGCTACAACTGGTTCAGAATCTACTGTTACGTTGAGTGAAATTTACTTGACAACTGCTAAGATGGCAAGTAAGACATTTATGATTGATGAATTTGATGAAGATTCAATTATCGCTATGATGCCTTTACTTAAAGATTCTTTAGTACGTGGTCATGCTCGTAAGATTGAAGAGCAGTTGTTAGCTGGTGATACTGGTGCAGGTGACCCATTCATGGGTTTAACTAAAATCGCAGTAGCTGGTGGTCAAACTACCGCTGCAGTAGGTAAAGTAGACGCAAAAGACGTTCTTAGCTTACGTCGTCAATTAGGTAAGTATGGTTTAAATACTAACGGACTTGCTTGTGTTGTTTCTCAAAACGCATACTGGGACCTTTTAGAAGATCCTGAATTTGCTGACGTGAACTTAGTAGGCGCACAAGCTACTAAGCTTAACGGACAAGTTGGAACAGTATACGGCATGGCTGTAATGGTTTCTCCTGAGTTACCTAACACTTCAGCTACTGGAGATGTTTGGGGCGTAATGGTAGACAAGGCTAACTTCTTAGTACCTCGTCAGCGTGGCTTTAACGTACAGTCTGAGTACTATGTTGAGAAGCAATCTCGCGTACTAGTGGCTACACAACGTTTCGGTTTCAAACAAATCATTGTTGGAACAGGCGCAGGCGCAGGCAACCTTTCAGGTGGTCTAGCTATAGGTAAATACTCATAGTATTTAACTAACCAATAAACCTATGACCCTTCGGGGTTGTAGGTTTTTATAAGCACATTAAAGGACAACTATGGCTAATTTAATTGATTTAGGCGACTACAAGGCCTACTCCAATATTACTAGTACTACCGCAGATGCGAAATTAAATACGCTGATCGGGCATGTTAGTGCGCTTATAAAAACCTATTGTAATAGGTCTTTTCTTGACTTCTATACAACCAATAAAGTGGAATACTTTAATGGTGGAGGTCACGACTTTATATACCTTACAGAAATTCCTATCAAGGAAATTGTTTCAGTCGAGGAACGTAAAACCAACACATTAGATAAGAAAACAGTTGAAGATAATTTAGCAAATGCTGAAAACTATCACTTATTAGTATCTAATCAACCACAATGTAGTGACTCTACAAAGACGACAGAGGCTGCGTGTCACGCAGTTACTTATGGCGGTTCCGGGCTAAATGACTTAGCCTTTACCCCCTACCAGTCCACTACTTTAGTGGGTGAGGTTGGTCGTTCTTATAGAGTAGAGTTAGAAACTGCAGGAAGTACCGATACCCTTAAGTGGTCTCGGGACGGTGGTGCAAACTGGTATAAAACGGGAATCGAGATAACAGGAGGTGCTCAAGTACTTGAGCATGGGCTGTATATTACTTTTGGAGCAACTACTGGTCACACCGCAGGTGACACATGGGACTTTTCTGCCAACAGGTGGACCGGGGACTGCAGTGCCTCCGGCTTCACCAACCAAGCAGAATGTACTAGCTCGGGCAATTTTTGGACTGCCCAACCTCAGTACATGTTTAATGCTGAATCTGATCGTTTAGTAAGATTAGGACTTAGAGGCCTCGCATCTGCGTTCCCTCCTGGCCCTGATACTATTAGAGTAACATATAAGGGAGGCTATCCAGCCACCCCTGAAGACTTAAAACTCGCATGCTACGACCTAGTAACTTACTACTACAAAAAAGAGTCTACACCTAGAAAGGCAATAGCCACTGGGTCAACTCTAGCATCAGAGTCCTCTCCAACAGATAAGCCACAAGACTTTCCTGCACATATCAAACGTATACTTGATTTGTACAGGAGTGTTTAATGGCTGCAAGAGCACTAGAACTCTTACTAAAAAGAATAGATAGAAGATTATCCACAAGCATAAGAGATAATAAGCTACAGAAAGGTGGCGTGACTCATAGTTTTAGGGTCAACAGAGATAAACTTACAAAGCACTTTATGTCTAAAGACCTGTACGACCTTGATGCTACTAGCGCTGCTAAAGCAGCGGGTATGGTAGTTGCATCCCTCGATACTAAGTTTAGAGATTCTAGAGTAGTAAGTGGGGGAAACAATTATTATACAGCAAGGAGTTATGGAGTAATCGATACTTGGAAAAATACTCTAGCCAAGAACCCTACTTTTGTTAATCTACTAGGGGATGGCTCGGAGGCATTCTCTCAAGCGTTTCATATAGGCCACGGCTCTGATAAAACTCTAGCAGCTGTAGAGTACCGAACTTTACTAGCATATAAAGAGTGGCAGAAGTTTGCAAAACGGTATGATATAGCAGAGAACGCCTTAGACCTAACCTTTGTAAACTCAGCTGCAGGTAAGAAGTTAGACCTAGACGACGTAACTATTAAAGCTCAGGCAACTACAACATTTACTACTGCAGGTAACATAAAAAAAGCTTTCACCTTATGGGTAGAGTTACAGCCTAAGACTGAGAACGTAGGTACACAGTCCCAAGCCGAGAAGTCTGCAAACACAAAATTTAAAAAAGCTATAGAGTCCGCTATAGAGGCCTTAGTAGAGAGGGAAGATTGGGAAGAAACAAAAGCTAGCCCATCGGTCGTAAAACATATTAGTAAGGCAATTGATAAAGCAGTTGGCGGTAAAGACACCCCCAAGGTGGCAAGTACCTCTTCCGCTTCTATTGTTAAAAAATCTAAGAAGAAGAAGAAGAAAGTACGAATTACCCCTTCTTTAAGTATTATTCAAGCAAAGCAAGCTGCGGCACTTAGAGCAGCAAAAAAAGCTAAAGTTACCGAGAGACTGATTGATCCCCGAGGTCGATTTACTTCATTAATAAGCGTGACTAACATGATCAACGCTTTATTGCAGGGTCAGTTGAAGCAGAATATGAAGGCCCCTGCTTTAGTAAATAGGACAGGAAGATTTGCTTCAAGTGTAGAAGTTACACAGATGAGTTTCACTCGAGAGGGGCAGGTAACGGCATATTATGAATATATGAAAAGGCCGTATCAAACTTTCGAGAGAGGCTATAGACAGGGCAATGAACATAGGGACCCTAGAAGATTAATAGATAAATCAATTAGAGAGGTAGCGGCCATGTACATGCACAGTAAATTTGATCTAGTAAGCAGGAGACTATAGTGGCAGGAAAATCACGTGGTGCCATTGTTGATGCACTAGTAGCAAAATTAAAAGGAATCAACGGTTCCGCCCCTTATAACATAGATGTAAACAACAATGTTACAAATAAGTTAGAGTTCTGGGACGAAGTATTTGATTTTCCTTCCGTCAGCGTAGTAGCTGGCAACGAATTTAGGGAGTATCTCCCTGGGCAGTTCAAGTGGGGCCATCTTGGCATAACTATTAGATGTTATGTACAACAAGAAGAGCCTGTAGCTGAGCTGGAGAAATTATTAGTTGATATCGAACGCGTTATTGACGATAATAATGAGTTAACCTATGATATAGGTAAGGTTACTCAAGAGATAAGGTTAAATTCTATATCAACAGACGAAGGTTTGTTGGCTCCTTATGGGGTAGGGGAACTTACCCTAGAAGTACTATATGAAGTTAGCCCTTAAAAATATGAGCGTAGTGAGTGAGACGACAATAGCGATCAATATATCACAGCTCAAAGCACAAAGAGGTAAATAAAAATGGCTTTAAATCTTAGTCGTAATACACGAATCTTAGCATCTACAGTTTCCAAGACTGCCATAACTGGTTGGTCTGGTGCAGCTGCAACTGCTAACACTTTTGAACTAAACGTTCTAGACGGGTATAGTTTCTCACAGAGTACAAATGTCACAGACATTACTCTGAGCGAAGCAGGTACTGCACCACAACGTGGTAAGCGATCATTTAATGATAGCTTAGCTCCTGTTGACTGGTCTTTCACTACATACATCCGTCCTTATCAATACAATGATGGCACCGATGACTTAAACAGTTCCGGTGAACGCATCCTATGGGCAGCCTTATGGGGCGACGCTCTAGCTGATACAGCAGAGGGTGTAGATGGAACAACTCCATATATGCGCGCTACAACTACTACTTCAGCACTTGCTGAACCTATGAAAATTCAATTATACTTTGTAATGGATAACACTGTTTATCACTTACAAGATGCTTGCGTAAACACAGTTGAAGTTGACTTCAGTATTGATGGTATCGCACAGGCTACTTGGTCTGGTTATGCAAACGTAATTGATGATTTCACCTCTACTAAGTCTTCTTGGGTAGCAGGCACAGATTATTACTCAGTACCAACTGGTGCAGACTTTATCCGTAATAAGCTATCTACTGTAGATATTTCAGAAATTGGTGGATCGACTTATGGTCTTGCACTAACGGGTGGGTCAGTTTCAATTGACAACGGTATCACATACTTAACTCCAGAAGAGCTAGGTGTACGTAATGAGCCTATTGGGTCATTTACAGGTGCTCGTCAAGTAAGTGGAACATTAAATGCATACCTTAAAACAGGTGGTGCAGCTGATACAGGTGATCTATTCGACTTGATGTCTACCAAGACAGATACAGAGAATAAGTTCAATGTAGCAATGAACATGGGCGGAGTAGCCGCAGCAGGTGGCGGTATCCCAGGGGTTAAGTTCTCTATCCCAACTTGTCAGTTGCAAATCCCAACTGTAGATGTTCAAGACGTAATCGCAACAACTATCAACTTCAGTGCTCAAGGTACTGATGGTTCTGGTAACTATGATATTGGTGCAGATAACGAAATGACAGTAGATTACTTCAACGTTAACTCGTAAAGTAAGTTTAGTGTTTTAAAGCCTCCTGCGCTTCGGTGCAGGTGGTTTTTCATAAGGATAATAGGTTTTATTCTTATGCAAAACCAATTTATACAACAACGGAGAAACCCCTTAACATGGCCACAACAACCCCAACAACCCCGATTATTAAGCCAAGCATAGAGTCTTTAATGACTCCTAGTAAAACTACTGAAGTAGAGTTCCCTGGATACAAAGACTTTAAACTTAAACTAACGTTCTTAGCACGTGATGAGTTACTGAAGCTACGTAAAAAGTCCTCTACTACTAAGTTTGACCGTAAGACGCGTCAACCGATTGAAGAAGTTGATGATGATTTATTCTTACAGTTATACGTTGCATCAGTAGTAAAAGGCTGGAGCGGGTTCAAGTATAAGTACTTAGGTGATTTTTTATTAGTAGAACTAGATGGTGTAGACGGTGAGTCCCTTATGGATTATAGCGAAGACAATGCATTTACTCTAATGAAGAACTCTCCAGATTTCGACAACTTTGTAGCAGACACCGTAGGTGACTTGCAAAATTTTACGAAGAGCAGCTAGAGGCTGTAGAAGAGCTGATACATAAGCTCTTCGAGTTCCAAGAAGTTGGAGTGGACTTAGAGAAAGTTCTTAGAGTCCATGAACAACTGGGAACTGAACCAGGTGAGGACGAGATACCTCCTGCGATGGATGATTTCCCCTATGAAGTACAACAAGCCTTTTCTATTTATAACCTTCTAGGGGATAAGTGGGAAGGAATGTCAGGAACTTATATGGGAAAAGATATGGGCACTTTTATGGACTTCTGTGAACTAGAAGGTATAGAGGACAAAAGAACCATATTACAGTTTGTTAAAACGATTGATAGTGTCCGTACGGGCATACTTACTAAAAAGGCCGAGAGAAAGGCCAAGGAGCGCGATAGACAAGCGAATCCTAATAAGGTAACATACAGTGGCTGAAAAAGAAAAAAGAGTAGTAGTTAAAGTAACCAGTTCAGGCTTAAAGCCTGTACTAAAGGACCTTAAAAAACTAAACAACTTTACAAAAAAACAAACTAAGATAAAAGTAGGTGTCAATCGTACTCATCTAAAATCTAGTGTCTCTAGAGCTCTAAAAAGCATAGAGAAAGTAGGTACTCGTGCCCTTAAAATTAATGCCACAATTAATAAAACTCTATTCAGAAACTCACTATTAAGTCAGATTCGTTTAGTAGAGAAACGTGGTATTAACTTAAGTGCACGAGTATCCGGTTCGCGTACCTCAAACCAGAGACAGGGTGCGGCCTTGGGAACCAACTTAGGCTCCGCGTCTGGTGCGAGTCTTCAAAAAGAGACT